ATGGACATGTGCTTAACCGTTTCTGAGTGGCTTTCACTTGATTGGGTGTTTTACCCGATAGCCATTTCTTTAGGTTTTGTCTTTGGCTTCTATACCTCTAAAGCCCTGCAAACTCAAAAACACACGCTGTCTTGTGAATTCGTCTCTAAGGCCCGTAAATGATTGATATGGTCGCCATCAGCATTTTCTTTCAGTCCAAAGTGGTGAACGAAACCCCTGTTCAAAACTTTGTAGACGAACACATGCTTATGCGTGAATACGGTATTTCCATGGACGGCCAAGTGTATTGGGAAGATGGAAAAGCAGTTCACCAACGCTTACACCATAAATTCGAGTCTATCCCAAGCCATAACGCCACACTGGCTTTTAAAATCGTCAACGGCACTGACTTTAGAAACTATCCGTATTTAAAAATCGTCGGCAATCCGGCAAAGCTGCTGCAAGGCCATAACGTGTACGGCTCAGACAATATTGAAATGTGTGTCATGGCCGTAGTCGATTGCTTCGCCCTTGCCTATCCAGAACTCGCAGAAGTTTTAGACTGGTTTAGTGCTGTCATTGATTACTTTGATATCACCTACACAGCTCACTGTGAAAATGACCATCAGGCCAGACAGGTCATGGATATTTTGAAAAACGTCAAAAACCGCCAGACAAAGCCCAGTTATTGCCCTTATGAAGAAACCACGTACTGGAACAAAGGCAGCGAATGCCGTGTTTTAAAGGCTTACCTGAAATCCATTGAAGTACAAAAGCAGATTGAAGAAGCCACCAGGCGATTAGCCCGGTTACATCCCAATCAGCAGAAAACCAGTCATTTAGCCCGTCAAATACAGGAAATGACCAGACCAGAAGTTTTGAAATTTGCAGACGGTGCTGTCCGCTTTGAAGCCCGTGTATTCGCAGGTTGGATGAAAGAAAAAGGTGTGCACTGCTCCCTTGCTCTAATTACTGATCCCGAACTTCAGAAAAAAGACCCCGACATAATACCGCGCCTTTGGCGCTTAGCATTTAAAGACGTTTTCGCGTCTTTTGAAGGTGCCACTATGAACGCCTACGACACATCAGAAGTTCACGATAACTTGCGTGCCGCATATTTCAGAACCACCAACAAAGGCAACATCAGCTACAGCAAGGCAGACCGCCTTTTTGTTCTGTATCGCGCCATTGTTAACGATGGTTTTGAGCAGACAAAAGCACGCTTTCCGCGCAACACATGGAGCCGCATTTTAAAGGACTTAACTGACGCTGGCCTGTCCTTGGCTCAGCTTCAAAACCTCAACGGCTTAACCTCCAATGTCGTTCCGCTCATTCAAATGATTACGGTCAATTTCGACCAACAACACCCTGCTGGATATGTTGAGCCTAAACCAATGAGACAGCAGATTTTACAACACTCAGCGCTTGCGCTTGCTTCCTGATAAGGGGAACTAACTATGTCAGAACTACTGAACATTCCTACATTTCAAGGCTTAACAGTAAACGGAAAACTTTTAGGAACCCGTATCCAAAAAAGCAAACCTGATGCCAACGGCCAAACCCGAAATACGCTCTATTGCGGTATTGAAGTTGAAAAAACCAACTCGTATGGCGCTTCTGAATCTGTCATTTTTGACATTGTGATCAGCGAAAACCTGATTAAAGCCGGCATTCCAGCCAAGCTCGCATTGATGAATGACACTCAGGTCAGTCTGCCTATCTGGAACCGTGTTTGGCAGGGTACAAAAAGTGCTGGTGTAACGATGTATTTAGCGAACGAAGTAGAAGCACTTTTTAAATAACTCCGAAACTATCCTTCCCTACGCCCCTGCCTGCCTCTTTAGAGGTAGGTAGGGGTTTAGGGAAGATGGAGCAAATACCATGGAAATTATCCAACTTGACCCTGCACAAATGCAGCACTTCACAGATTTAGCGAATAACGCTGTGAATGCGATCGTCATGGCCTTAGCCATTGTCTGCTTTTGGCTTGGCCTGAATTCATGGGAGCCGTCAGCAAAATGATAACTCCCGTTGATACCGTCAGCATTCTTTTGGGTGCTGGCTTGATGGGTTGGCTCATGGGGGCCGCCCTTTACTCTTTCAGACGCTTTGTTTGGAAGGCTCTTAACTAAAAAGAAGGAAATTGTTATGAAAAACCAAAACGCCGTTGTGAAACCGCGTCATAAAGCACTGTTAGTGGGTGCTGTTGTATTAGGCTCTATCGCTCAGGCTCATGCAGCGTTACCACAAGCTGTTACTGATGCCTTTAACGCTGTTTCTTCTGATGTCGCTGACATGGGTGATTTAGCGTGGCCTTTGGCTGTTTCCGTGCCTTAATCGGTATCGGTATTGGCCTGTTTAAAAAGTTTGTTGGTAAAGCAGCAAGCTAAGAAAAAAGAGGCCATCAGTTATGAAGTTCGGACTTCCTGCCAAGTTAGCCATCATCTTAATGGTGGCCTCTCCCTTTGCTTACGCTGAGTTTGAATGCTTACCTTTAGCTGGAACAACTCTGTTTATGTCTGTGTCTGGTGCTAATGGATGCCCTCAGCGCTCTTTTAAGCTAGTTAACGGTACTCAATGTGAAGTTGTATTGCATCATCCTCAATGTAATGGTGTTGAAGGTGAATGGTTCGCAACCTACAGATACACAGGCTCGGTTTTTAACCAGAATCCTACAGACCCTGATAATCCATCTAATCCAGTACCTGATGATTTGTCTGAAATACGTCAGCCAAGGCAATATGTCGGTGAAGATGCAGCAAATTTTAGTAATGCTCAGTATTATTCAGAAAATTCTCTGCTTGCAGCTACTAGCGTTATTTTTAGAAATCAAAACTCTCTTTATCAAAATATTGCTGATAGATTGTCAAATCATGATCAGGACATTAAATCTTCACTTCAAAACAATGTTTCAGCCGTAAATTCTTTAGGTGCTAATTTTTCAACGTCTTTGGATAGATTTGATGCTTCAAATAAAGCTTTTCATGAAAAAACATATGAAGCACAAGCTTTAGCTCAGCAATCCCTTGATAATTTACCTAACCTTTCGTTTGGCATTGAAGCCTTATGTCCTATGCGCAGGTTACTTACGATAGCGCCTATAATGCTAATTCAAATGCTCTTGAGGCTTTTTATGCCGCTCAAAATGCTGAGCAGGCAGCTTATGATACCTATGGATTACTATCTGATACCCGAGAAGATATTATAGAATCCCGCAACACTATTCGGAAAAACACCACCACCCTTTCCTCTATAGATTCAGCAACATCTCAGCTTTGGGGTATGTCTGACACGATAAATTCTGAAACTCGCGGAGCTGTTCAAAATGCCGCATCGTCTACCCAAGACACTATTTGGTCCTCTAACAGTCAGATTATGGATTACATGGGCTCTTTGAATTCAGCTCAGTCTGATGAACTTTCTGAAATTAAATCGTCTATTGAAGCCCTCGCCAACTCTGGTGGCTCAGGTTCTGATATGACCGCCACCAATGAAAAGTTAGACAAGATTAACAACACGCTAGAGTCAAACAACACAAATCTATCCTCTCAATTAGGTCAGCAATTGGATGAAATAGAGTCAGCCATAAAAAATAATTCTGGTGGCGGTTCTGGTCAGGGCGATGCTGTTGCTCATGAGAAGTTAGACGGCTTAGGTGATAAGCTTGACGGTATTAAAGGTTCCTTGGATAGTCTTTCCGATACCTCCGGCTTTTCTGATGATTTAGCACAGGGCACAGCGCAGGGTAAGTCAGATTTAAACCAGCTTTTAGACGGTTATGACTCAGATAAAATGCTTTCAGACCGTTTTAAAGCAATCACAGATGAAGCTGAAAAAACCATGAAGGATTCAGGTTTATCTAAGTTTTCCGACCCGTCTAAATTCATTGATGATTCTGGCTTTGTAAAGCCACAAGATTTTGACGATTTAGTCTCTTTTGCACAGCGTCAAGGTTGCTCACCTTACCGTATCACTATTCATGGTGACGACTATCAGGTCGATTTATGTCGTTACGCCAATCAATCCTCATCTTTTTTGAATTACGTGTTTGCTGTTCTTACCGCTATTTTCTGCTTTGTCATGATTTCACAGACCCTAATCAATGAGAGGTTGTCATAATGCCGTGGGGTGCTATTTTTTCGGGTAGTTTTTGGGCGTCTATCATTGCCTTTTTGGGCCCTGTCATTAATAAATTTTTGCAGTGGTACCTGACAGGTGCTTTAAAATCGTTTGTTATTCAGGCCCTGCTGTTTGCAGGAATTCTTGCTTCAATTAACTGGTTAATCACCACCATCAATTCGTTTGTTAAGACCGCCATTGGTCAGGCTCTTAATTTTTCACCCGATGCTATACCAGCCATTTTTGCTTTTTTACCGTCTAACCTCGTCACCTGTTGGAATGTTGTCGCAACCGTCTACTTGTCCTGTGTTGCGTATAACATTGCCAAAGAGCTGATTAAGCTTAAAGCCAGAGCCGCAGAACGTGCCGCTGGTTTCATGAAAGCCTAAACAATGCCCGTTTACGTTATCACCGGAAAATTGGGAGCTGGTAAGTCTCTTGGCGCTGTGGCCAGAATTCAGCACTACCTCTGGCAAGGCCGCAAAGTAGCCACCAATCTGAACCTCAACCCTGAGCACTTGCTCGACTACTGGAAGCGAAACACTGAGATTTACCGCATCCCGAACAAACCCACTGTGGTTGATTTAGAAGCCTTACCGATGGGTCATGATGAAGATGGCCCCAATGACTCCAGAAACGGCGCTTTAGTGCTCGATGAATGCGGTACATGGTTTAACAGCCGAAGCTGGAACGACAAAGACAGGGGCGCCTTAATCGAATGGTGCCGCAATGCCCGAAAAAAACGGTGGGATATATTTTTTATTATTCAAGACGTGTCGGTGATGGATAGCCAGGCGCGTGAATCGTTCGCTGAGCATGTGGTGTATTGTCGCCGGATGGACAGATTTAATATTCCGTTTTTAAAGCTGCCGCTTCCGAAAGCACACCTTGGAGTCGTTAAATACGGTGACGGCGCGTATGCGCCGACCGTAGACCGCTGGTGGTACTTTGGCACACACCTTTACAACGCCTATGACACTGAGCAGGTGTTTAGTGCGAATAACGAAATTCAGGCAATTAGCCGGATGCTGCCACCTTATTTTACACATGGCCGCTATGTGAGCAGATGGGAGAAATTTAAAAATGACCTTAAACAGCAAAACTTTGGTAAACACTGGCCTTTTTTGATTGGGGCAGCACTGTCCGCCTTTGCAGTGAATGCCCTAGTGGTTTTTCAGCCCGAGGAACCACGAAAAGGACTCTTTACCTGTAACCAGACCTATAAGACGCTCTATGGCTCTTGCTCTGCTGAGCCAGTGGCTCCGTATGAGTATTACTATCCGAAGCCAGCAGAGGGCGAATCAGGCGCTTTAAATTCGAATCCAGAGCCTAACTCTGAAGGTGAAACTAAGCCTACTGAGAAAAAATCTACTAAATTCTATTTTTCTGCGGTGATGATTGCTGGCCGTGAAGTTCAATACTACTGGGTCGATGAAGATAACAACCCTGTTGATATTGGTCAGTTTAAGGTGCTCAGCCACCCTCGCGAATGTGTGCTGAAAGTTCAGACTGCTGACCATGTTCAGCATGATGTCACCTGCTTACCACTGGAAAAGCGTTATGAGAATTCAGAGGCCATAGCCTCACTTACTAAAAAGTAA